ATTAAAAGAAAGTATTGAAAGTCTTTCCGAATCACAAAAAGAAAAACTTGTGAGAATGTATGTTCGAAATAAAATTGTCAAAGTTTTACGAGAACAAGGAGAAACAGATGATCCAATGGCTGATCCAATGGCTGATCCTACTGCAACACCAGATGCAGGAGCTACGCCACCTGCAGACGTAGGTGCCACACCACCGGCAGAAGATACATCTGGTAGTAACATTGAAAGTGCTACAAAAACATTTGAAGACGCACTTAAAGATGAATTTTTAGCAAACGCAACTAGCGGTACTGAGAAAGCAATGAAACCATTGATACAACATTATGAAACAAATAATGATCAAAAAGATGAAATAGCTCAAGGTATAGCAAATGTATTAAAAGCTGCAAACATAACATTACCAGCAGCATCATCAACCGATCATACAAAAAATGATGAACCTGAGCAACAATCTCAAGCATAAACATTATGGCAAAAACAAACAAGTTACAAAACATCAAAGCCCTCGAGCAAATGCTTGACGGCACACATAAATTTCAAACCAAAAAAACAGTAGGATTTAGTGATGCTGATGCAACACAAAAACGCAATGAACATCATGAAATTGGTGATAAGTGGGAAACTGTCGACGCAAACGGAAATATAACCGTTGTAGAACAACACGATGGCTTTCGTACACGCAAACCAAAAAATTCAGAAGTATTGAGCGAAGTACGTGAAGAATTAAGATTATTTCCAAATTGTCGTTCTACATGTACAGACGTAGATCCTAATCATTATTTAAATAAAAAAATGCGAGCAATACACGGTATGTGTTTTAACTGTGTTATTGACATGGAGCATGAATTAAAAAAACAAGGAAAATTTGAAGAATATGCTCGAAAGCGAATTGAAACCAATGCATTAGCTTGGTTAGAAAAAGCAGAGCAAGATGTAGAAATGCTTCGAGAAGCATACACAAAAGCATCTAAACTAGTTATCAACGGAAAAGGAGATACTGAGTCATGGGCAGCACAAATGACTCCAGAAGAATTTGAAGAAAAAGTTACACAAGGATTCGAGTCTTATAAAAAAGACTTTTTAAATAAATTAAATAAACACGTTACAGGAGAAAAAAATGAAAATTTGGAACAAGATTAAATCATCAATATTATGGATTGGAGTTAGCATAATTGGAGTGCTAGGAATTATTGCCGCAATTGGAAAACTGTTTACACGTAAGTCTGCAGATAAAATTCAAGACAAAATTGACGACAACGAAAAAAAGATTGAAAGAGTCAAAGGCAAAGAAGATCAATTAAAAACACAAAAGCGTAAAGTTAAAAAAGAATTAACCGATCTAAAAGAAACGGTTAAAAAAACAAAAAACAAAAAACGTAAGCCTGCACCAAAAAAAGTACCCACAAAAAAGAAAAATACAAGTGCAGCAAAGAAAAATATTGTTTCTAAAACAAAAAGAAAAAAATGAAACAATTAATTTTTATATTACTATTTCCAATAACTATATTCGGACAAACAGTATCTGATACTTGTTTTACAGAACAACAAATACATGATATATCAGAAACATTAGACGAATTATATTATCAAGATTCAGTTAACAATGCATTAATATTTCAACAAGAAGCAGTTATTAAAAAACAAGACGAATTATTACGTCTAGATAGTTTACAGTTACAATACAAACAACAACAAATAGATTTGCTTGAAGAAAACATAGATTTATATGTTAAACAACAAAAAAAGCTGCAACCTAAATGGTACAACAACAAAATTATTTGGTTTAGTAGCGGCATACTGACTACAGTACTAACTGGTAAATTAATAGTAGGAGCAATTAATTAATGGCAAATCCAAGCATAAAAGAAATCATTCAGCAGCAATATCAAATGTGTGCTGGAGACCCTGTATTCTTTATGCGACAATATTGTTACATACAACATCCAAAACGAGGTAAAATAAAATTTAACTTGTATGATTTTCAAAAAGACTCATTAACACAGTTACAAAACAATCGATACAGTGTTATATTGAAGTCTCGGCAGTTAGGTATTTCAACCTTAGCAGCCGGATTTGCTTTATGGAGCATGTTGTTTAACGAAGACTTCAACGTGTTAGTTATTGCAACTACACAAGAAGTAGCAAAAAACTTAGTTACAAAAGTTCGTGTAATGCACGACAATTTGCCAAGTTGGCTAAAAGGTACTATAGAAGCAGACAACAAATTATCTTTAAAATTTAAAAATGGTTCACAAATAAAAGCCGTTTCAAGTGCAGGTACAGGAGCACGTTCAGAAGCATTATCTTTATTAATAATAGATGAGGCTGCATTTATTAGAAACATTGAAGAGATATGGATAGCATCACAAGCAACACTATCAACTGGTGGTGGTGCAATAGTTTTATCTACTCCAAATGGTGTAGGTAACTGGTTTCATAAAACTTGGGTCGACGGAGAAACTAATGCACAAACACAATGGCACAACATTAAACTGCATTGGACAGTGCATCCAGAACGAGATAACGATTGGAGACAAGAACAAACACAACTGCTAGGCGAAAGAGGTGCAGCACAAGAGTGTGACTGTGATTTTGTAAGCTCTGGTCATACTGTAGTCGACGGTAAAGTTTTATTGGAATATGAAGAAAAATGTTGTGAGCCTATAGAAAAACGAGGATATGACAATGCTTATTGGGTATGGGAATATCCAGACTATTCAAAAAATTACATAGTAGTAGCTGACGTTGCACGAGGTGATAGTGCGGATTGGTCTGCATTTCACGTAATAGAAGTTGAAACGGTTACACAAGTAGCAGAGTATAAAGGCAAACTTCCACCTAAGGATTTTGGTAACATGTTAGTAACAGTTGCAACAGAATGGAACAATGCTTTACTTGCAATTGAAAATGCAAACATAGGTTGGGCTGCAATTCAGCCAGCATTAGACAGAAACTATGAAAATTTATTTTATACATATAAGGATGACGGATATGTAGATGTCGATGTTCAATTACAAAAAGGATATGATATGAAAGATAAATCTAAAATGGTTCCTGGAGTGTCGACAACAAGCAGAACACGTCCATTAATGATATCTGCATTAGAAATGTATATGCGTGAGAATACTCCTGTTATACGAAGTAAACGACTCATACAAGAGCTGTTTGTGTTTATATGGTTGAATGGTAAAGCACAATCACAAATAGGTTACAATGATGACCTCGTTATGAGTTTTTGTATTGGTCTTTGGCTGCGAGACACATCTTTAAAATTAAGACAGCAAGGAATTGATTTAAATAAACGAGCATTATCAGGTTTTCAAAAATCAGATAACGTTATTTATACAGGAAAAAACAAACCAAAAGATTCCGGATGGGATTGGAATAACGGTCAAAACGATGAAGGTTTGACTTGGTTGTTATAAATTTTACTTGGATCTTTAACGTCTTATATTTATAATAAAAGAAATACTATATGGCATCTTTAAGAAAACGTTTGCAAAATTTGTTTAGTACCAATGTTATCGTACGGACTTATGGTAAAGACAAATTAAAAGTTGTTGACACAAATCGTTTACAGTCTGTTGGAAACTTGGCTCAAACCAAATTAGCAGACCGATATACTAGACTCCATGGCTCGAATAAACACAAAGTAGGTGGCATTCATGGAGGCTATGACTCAAACTATTATATGCATCAAAATCGTATACAATTGTATACTGATTATGAAATGATGGACCGAGACCCCATTATACATTCTGCATTAGATATATACTCAGATGAGTCGACACTCGAAGATCAGTTCGGTGATATACTAACTATTAAAACCAATAACACCAAGATTCAAAAAATACTATACAATTTATATTATGACATTTTGAATATTGATTTTAATATGTGGGCATGGATTAGAAACATAACTAAGTATGGCGATTTCTTCTTAAAACTAGACATTGCAGATGAAATTGGAATCATTAATGCTCGACCATTTTCTAGTTATGAAATAGAGCGTTATGAAGAATATGATGAAGAGACTGGTGAATATAAAATTGAGTTTAAACATATTTCTGGGTATGATGAAAAGTATGAAGTATATGAAATGGCACACTTTCGTTTGCTATCCGACTCAAACTTTTTACCATATGGTCGTTCTATGCTTGAAGGAGCAAGACAAGAATTCCAAAAATTAACAATGCTTGAAGATGCAATGCTTATTCACAGAATAATGCGAGCACCAGAAAAGCGTATATTCAAGGTAGACATTGGGAATATACCTCCCAATGAAGTTGATACATTTATGCAGCAAATTATCAACAAGATGAAAAAAATTCCTCACGTAGATCAAAAAACAGGTAACTATAATCTCAAGTTCAATATCAATAACATGCTCGAAGATTACTTTTTGCCGGTGCGTGGAGGACAGTCATCAACAACTATAGACACACTACCAGGTATGACATGGACTGGTACTGATGACATTGAGTATGTTAAAAATAAAATGATGGCTGCACTAAAGATACCAAAGCCATTTTTAGGATATGATGAAGGTGTTGAAGGTAAAACTACGTTGGCTTCAATGGATATTAGATTTGCTCGAACCATAGAAAGAATACAAAAAATAGTAATTTCAGAACTGTATAAAATAGGTGTTGTGCATTTAGCAACACAAGGCTATGAAGGAGAAGATCTAATAGGATTTGACTTATCATTGACTGCCCCGTCAATCATTTACGATCAACAAAAAGTTGCGTTAATGAACGAAAAAATAAATTTAGCTAACACAATGAAAGACAGCAAATTAGTGTCAGATAAATACATATACGAGTTTATATTTAACATGTCCGAAGAACAATGGTTACAAGAAAGAACCAATGTCATTGAAGATTTAAAATTGAGATTCCGTCAAAATCAAATTGAACAAGAGGGCAACGATCCTACTATAACTGGAGTGTCATATGGTACGCCACACGACTTGGCTTCATTACATATGAGTTCAGACGAAGTTGAAGAAAAAGACCCAGGAGGTCGACCTAAAGAAGGAATCAAGTCAGGACAACATGCAAACGAATTTGGGTGGGATCCAACTGGTAAGAAAACATTGAAACAAGCGTTTAACCCTGAAAATCAGAAAACTGCGTTTCAACCAGATCTCACTAAACGTAAACGGCCGATGACTGCAGAAGCTCAAAACGTTTTAAATTATTATAGAAAGCAAAAAGGACAAAAAATCATCACAGAAACTATGAATTCTTCGTCTGAAGATAGAGATTCAGGATCCATGTTAGATGAAAACAATCTTTTATCGTCTTAACTATATTTATTAATAAAGAAAACTACTGGCTGCAGTATGAAAAAACTAAAACATTCAAAATACAAGAATACCGGAATACTTTTCGAGATGCTTGTTAGAAAGTTAACTTCAGAAACAATGTCTTCTGATAAAACTGTAACTGTTGATATTATAAAAAAATATTTCGGCAAAAACACAGAGTTAGCAAAAGAACTTCAATTATATAATTCATTGATAAAAGAACAACACAAAACTGAGGCACGTGCTTTAGATTTTATTAGAACCATTAGAGAATCATATGCTCGTCTCAATCAAAGTGTTTTGAAACGGCAACGATACAATCTAGTAAAAGAAATATCTGAAAATTTTGTGTTTGAACGTGTTGCTAAAATACACATAAACAACTACAAAGCTTTGGCTTCAATATACATGTTGTTTGAATATAAAGACTCTGATAATCCTAAACGATTAATGGAATGCAAAAATGCAATACTAGAACACACGTTGTTAACAGAAAAGAAAGAGACGGCAAAGCCTACGCTTGTTGAAGAATTTTCAAAACAAGAAAAAGCAACAAGATTGTTAACATATAAAATAATGATAGACAAATTCAACGACAAGTATTCAGTGCTTTCAGAATCACAGAAACAGTTGTTGAATAAATACATTACCAATGTCAATGACACAGAAGCATTGCGTGAATATGTTAGTGAAGTTATTCCTACGTTGAAAACACGTTTAGCAGAACATGCTAAACACATAACAGATAAAGTAACTAAAATAAAAGTTGAACGACTTTCTGAAATGCTTTGCAACGTAGAAACAATGAAACGATTAAAAGAATCGCATATAGTATCATTGATGCGTTATATGGATTTGATTGACGAATTAAATAGGGTACACAAATGAAATCATTCTTAGAACAAATAGTTGAAAATTTTCAAGCGCTTGACGAAAAAGAAAAAAGATGGCAGGACAATGATGGAGATGGTATATGGTATGAGCCAGGCGATGATGTGAAAGCAGAAGCAAAAGGTAAATATGATGATGGAGATGGTAAAGATGAAAAATGTGATTATGTGCCATGTAATGGAGAAGAGTTAGATGAAATGTCTACTACAGCAGGAGTAGCTCCGGTTCCTACAAAATATTCATTTTCTAAAAAAGAAAAAAAGGAAATGAAATATCCTGGCGTTGCAGAAGCAATGGATCGTAAGTATGAACAACTTATAGAAGGATATCGTGATTTTGCTTTAGGAAAACCAAATTCAAATCCTAAACAGACTGTTAATGGTGCTATTCGAGAAGTAGCTAAAAAATTAAAAGAAATTGAAGAGACTGTTAAATATACTGGTAGATTGAAAACCGAATCTGGAATAGCACATTCTGGTTTTAGTAGTGGGACGCATAACGCATTAAGAAAAATATCAGAACGATTAATTAAAATATCAGAGCGAGTTAGATCATTAGGAGAGTAAGATGTCAAAATTATTAGTAGAATATATGCCATTCAAACCCATTGGTTCTATAAACGAATCACATGGGGCTAAATATGGTGTTCCGGGAGCATTGATAGTTCAAGGAGTTTTGCAAAGAGCGGGAGCTAAAAATCAAAACGGAAGAGTATATCCTAAAAATATTTTGGCGCGAGAATGTCAACGATATCAACGAGAATACATAGATCAAAACAGAGCTCTTGGAGAATTAGATCATCCAGAGTCAAGTGTCGTTAACTTGAACAATGTGTCTCACAACATTTTAAAAATATTTTGGGAAGGAGATGATCTTAAAGGAACAATACAAGTTTTAGATACTCCGTCTGGTAAAATATTAAAGTCTTTGTTTGAAGCTGGTATTACATTGGGAATATCTAGCAGAGGCTTAGGCAGCGTAAAAGAACTAAGAAACGAAGGCACAGTAGAGGTTCAAGAAGATTTTGAATTAATTTGTTGGGACTTTGTTAGTAATCCATCAACACATGGAGCATATGTAAGACCAATAAAAGGTAGATTTGAAAGTGCCGGAATAAATGAATCGGTTCAACGACAAACAACAAATAAATATGATAAAGTTAACAACCTAATCACGTCAATATTATGTGAAGATGGTAAATGTAGGATATAACATGAAATTTGAAAATAAAAATTTAAAAACAATACATGACATATTAAATGAAAATGTCAACGAAAAGCAGACAGTATTTTCAGAAGGTCCTGCTCCATTAACCACTGAACAAAAACGTGAATTTCACGAAGCAGTAAAAACATTTTCGCAAATGGGTGAATCTGTATATGGTAAAGGACAGTTAAAAGAAGTAGTAGAAAAAATTACTAGCATTGTTGAAACTGCTTCACAACTTGTTACAGAAAAAGAAGATATGATTGATTCAATAAATGCAAGTCGTCAAATGAAAAGCATTAATGAAGCACTCAAACAATTTCAAAAATCTGCAAATGAAGTGTTAATACATGAACGTAGAATGGAAGCAGCATTTGAAGATATAGCACATGGCGTTGGTAGATATTTTGAAGTAGGATAATTTGGAGTTTAACGTATTTATTTATATAATATAAGAGCATGATAATGAGTAAGTTTAAAAAAATGTATCGAGACTTTTTTAGTTTACAAGAACAAAAAGTAACATATTCTGATGACGAAGTAGATAATTTATCAAAAGCTGCAGATGAAGTAGAACGGTTAAAACAAGCTATGAAAACAGAAGAACTTATAGACGAAGCTCAATTGGTAAACAATTTAACGGACTATGCAGGACATGTTATATATCAATTACGTGACCCGCAAGAAGCAATGGCAGTAGCTAAAGAAATACAACGTTGGACTACTAAAAAAGGATTTACTATTATCAAGCATGAAAAATCTAAATCAGGTCGCACAGGATATTTTTACTTTCGAGTAGGAGAAGATCCAGGAACTGAATCACAAAAGATTCAAGGATATTTCGCACAACTACCAGAGCTTAGTAAATTTGCATTTAAAGCTCCAAGAAGCAACAATCCTAGAAGACGCCCAAGCAGAAAATTTTAAAACAAGTTATATGAGTAAAAAACACAAACATCACAAAAGTATCGTATCAGGTACACCATCTGCAGTAGCAGTAGTAGACGGAGACATTTCATTTGCATTGAGATCATTTAAAAGAAAAATCAAGCAACTAGGCGTATTAGACGATTTAAAAGAAAATCGAACGTTTACAAAACCTAGTGTAAAGCGTAGAGCACAACTTATCAAAGCAAAATACATGCAGAAAATAAGAGATATACATCAATACGATTAATAAATAATATATTTTTTTTTAAGTCCTAGCAGAAATGTTAGGGCTTTTTTACTGTTTTTTACGTAGTGCTATATTTATTAAGGAAATACGCTATCTCTATATAGTGTCTATAAAAAATAATATTCTATTAAGATTTCAAATAATCTTATTTCCAAAAACAAATTTAAGGAGAAAACAAATGGCAAAATCAGATTTGCTAAAAGAAGCGATTGCGGACGCTAAAGCTGTTAAAGAAACTGCGTTAGCTAATGCAAAGATTGCTCTCGAAGAAGCGTTTCAACCAAGAATCAAAAGCATGCTCGAAACTGAGTTAATCGGTGAGCTTGAAGATGATGAAATGGATGACATGGACGGTAAAATGGCCATGGACGATATGGGTGATGACATGGGTGACGAAATGGGCGCAGAAGGCGAACCAATGGATGTTGGTGATATCGAAATCGATACTGACATGGACGGCGAAATTGACTTTACTGGTGACATTATGAGTAAACCAGGAATGGATGCAGAACCAGAAATGGATGAACCGATGGGTGACGAACCAATGGACGACATGGATGCCGCAATGGGTGATGACATGGGTGACGAAATGGGCATCGAAGAAATCATCAGAGAGTTAGAAGAAGATTTAGAAACAGAAGGAATGTCCTACGAAGAAGAAGACATGGAAAATGAAATGGTAACAGAAGAAGAAACTGTTGACGAAATGTATTCAGCTGACAAACGAGGAACCGATTATATTGGCGATCGAGCAGACAACTTCCGCGTTAATGAAAATTCATCTATTGACGATCTAATTGAAGCAATCTTAGCAGAAGAAGAAAAAGACGAAAAGAAAGAGGCTATGCATAACGAAGAGGAGAAAGAAAAGAAAGAAGAGAAAGAAAAAATGAATGCAGCTGGTGATAATAAAGATAAAGAAGGTAAAAAAGAATCACATTGTGAATCAGTAAAAGAAGCTTTAGGAGAAGCTTACGATACAGTTACTCATCTTAAATCAGTAATCAACGAAGTTAATCTTTTAAACGCAAAACTTCTTTACACAAACAAATTGTTCCGAAATTTTGATCTTAACGAAGGTCAGAAAATGAAAGTAATTGAAAACTTTGACAGAGCGGGTAACACAAGAGAAGCAAAATTGGTATTCACAACTTTAGCAGAATCTTTCCATAAGCCTACGGCAGGAAAGCGCGTAGTTAAAGAGTCAAAATCAATGGCATCTAAACCTGTTGCATCAACTGCTCCAAGCAAAGAAACAACACAAGTATTAACTGAAGGCTTTGAACAAGCCAACCGTTGGAAAAAACTAGCGGGTTTAATTAAATAAGGGAAAAAAGAAAATGAGCCTTAATTCATTATTACAAGATCCTAACGATTCTCAAAGAAGTGCAGCAAAAGCTCACGTTAACAAATGGGAAAAAACGGGTCTATTAGAAGGTCTTTCTAGTGAGACTGAAAAAGCCGGTATGGCACAATTGCTTGAAAACCAAGCAAGACAACTAGTAAAAGAATCATCTGCTACAGGTACTGCAGCTGGTTCTGAAGAATGGGCTGGTGTAGCACTTCCATTGGTAAGAAGAATCTTTGCTGAATTTGCAGCTAAAGAATTTGTTTCTGTACAACCAATGAACTTGCCATCAGGTCTAGTATTTTATTTAGACTTCAAATATGGTACAGCAGTTCCAGGATTTGATGATGACAATGCAGATCCAGTATCTGGTGACGGTCATCCATTTGCAACTCCAGAAGCTGATGACTCCATGTTTGGTGTCACTAACACATCAGGTGATCCTTCAGGTGGTCTTTATGGTGCTGGTCGATTTGGATATTCTATTCCAACTGTTGCGGAAACATTAGCAGCAACTGCAGTAAGCACTGGTTCACTCGCAGCACACGCAGCAGCAACAAGTGCATCATTGAATTTTGATTCTGCATTTACTGCAGTATCAACAGACTTCTTTAACTTAACTGTTAACGTGCCAACCGATGCAGATAAATTAGCAGTTAGATCATTTACATTGGTGTCTGGATCTACAGAAATTGTTCCTGTGCAAGCATTCTCAACTATTGATGCTAACTATACTGCATCATTTGTTGTAGCCGCTTCTGAAGCAGCAAATATTCAACACGCTAAAGGTGTTGTAGGTGGGTTGAAACTCAACTATAGCAAACAGCCTACTGATATCACAAGAGGTGACTTTGAAGATGCTGATCCGTTTAAGGGTAATCCAGCTAGCGCCGGCAATGGTATCAATGACGGTACAGATATTGATATTCCAGAAGTTAACTTGGAACTTCAGTCTGAGCCAATCGTTGCTAAGACTCGTAAGTTAAAGGCTGTATGGACTCCTGAGTTCGCGCAAGACCTTAACGCTTATCACTCAATTGATGCTGAGGCAGAATTAACTTCAATGTTATCTGAGTATGTATCAATGGAGATTGATTTAGAGATTCTTGACATGTTGATTGCTTCTGCTCCAACTACTGAGTATTGGTCAGCAGTAAACAATGAAATTTACAGTGGAAATGCGTTTACACAAACGTCTGCTACTACTGGCGGGTTCTATAACACGCAAGGTGGATGGTTCCAAACACTTGGTACTAAACTGCAGAAAGTTTCAAATAAAATTCATCAGAAAACATTGCGTGGTGGTGCTAACTTCTTAGTTACATCTCCAGCAGTTGCAACTATCCTAGAATCTATTCCTGGATTTGCTGCAGACACTGATGGAACTAAAATGGAATTTGCAGCAGGTGTACAAAAGATTGGTGCAATCAATAACAGATACACTGTATACAAAAATCCATACATGAAAGAGAACATTATATTAATGGGCTTCAGAGGTGCTCAGTTCCTAGAAACAGGTGCGGTATTCTCTCCATATGTTCCTCTTATCATGACTCCATTAGTTTACGATCCAGTAAACTTCACACCAAGAAAAGGTGTCATGACACGTTACGCGAAGAAAGTAGTTCGTCCAGAATTCTACGGAAAAGTATACGTGAAAGGATTGGAGACTCTTTAATAGTTAAATAGTTAAACACTTTTTAATTTAAAGAATTAACGATTGAATGGGAAAAGGGAGCTTCGGCTCCCTTTTTTACTGTTTTGATATTTATATAAAAAAGCAATACTATGGCAGTACCAAGAACGAAATACGAAATGTTTGCAGACATACGGTATGACGGACGACTTGTAGATGTATTAGATCGTATAAGGGCCGTTCGTTTAGTTTTAATGGTTCATATCGAACAAGATTTAGGTCCAAACAAAGAGTTAGTAAAAATAAAAATATTAACACCATATCCACCAAATAAATCATTTGAAGCAATTAGACGAATGTGTTTAGGTAAAATAGAAACACTTAAAGATTTGTCTTATAGAAGACCAACCCTCACAAAATTAGGTTAAAAAGTTTATAACATGGCAACATCAAATCGGGTCAAGACCCCTCCAAAAAACAGTATCAAATTTTCTATAACATTATCAGAAGAGCAAAAACGAGCCAAAAGCAAAATACTAACAACGCCGTTTAATTTTATATTAGGAAAAGCTGGATCGGGTAAAACATTGTTAGCAGTTCAAGTAGCATTAGACAAATACTTTAAACGAGAAATAGATAAAATTATTATTACTCGTCCAACAGTGTCTACAGAAGATAATGGATTTCTTCCTGGCTCATTAGAAGAAAAAATGAGTGAATGGCTTGTTCCTATACGAAGTAATATGAGAAAAGTTTACAATAAACCAGATTTATTAGAAAAAATGGAAAAGGAAGAAAACATAGAATTAGTAAGTCTTGCACATTTTAGAGGTCGGACTTTTGATCATTCTATATGTATTGTAGATGAATTTCAAAACTTAACTAAACAACAATTACAAATGGTTGTGAGTCGGCTAGGCAAACATAGCACTATGATTTTGTGTGGTGATAGATATCAAATTGATTTAAAATTTAGCAATGATTCTGCAATACACGAAGTGCCAAAAATAAAGGAATCTAAATATGTTAATGAAATAATCTTAACAGATAATCATAGGCATGAGTCATTGGAAGAAATTTTGAACCTCCTAAATGAAAAGTATTGATATTTATATTAAAGGATATTAATGGATTACTCAGAAAATAAACCAATTTGGCCCGGAAGCTCTTCATTTAGTGCAGGAAAAACACCATTTGGTTTTTTTGATGCTGACACGTCCTTTCAAAGTGAAGCAGATAGTTTTGCAAAATTTGCTGCCAATCATGTTGGTTATCCAATTATGGATGTTGAACTAGTTGATATTAATTTTTACACGGCATTTGAAGCAGCGGTTATAGAATATTCTAATCAAGTGAATCAGATTAATATTGTTAATAATTTAATAAATACCCTAGGCGTAGACACTGGTTCTAGTTTTTTAACTGATGATGGATTTACTGGAGCATTAGTAAAAGGTAATTTAAATTACATTTCAGAGTTATCAAAAGCATATGGAACTGAAGCAGACAGTGGAGGAGACGTTAAATGGTACACTGCATCAATTGATGTACAAGACGGACATCAAACATATAGTATTAGAAAAGCAGTATCTGCATCATTAGGAATCGAAGTTGAAAATACAGATGGTATAGAAATACGCAGAGTACTTCATAACACTCCACCAGCAATTGTTAGATACTTTGATCCATTTGTTGGTACAGGATTAGGGTCACAACAATTATTAGACGCATTTGATTTTGGAGGATTTTCTCCTAGTGTAAACTTTATGATGATGCCGTTGCATATGGATTTGTTCCGCATACAAACTATTGAATTCAATGACAGAATACGTAAATCTGCATTTTCATTTGAAATACACGGAGATGATTTAAAAATATATCCGGTACCAGGAACACAAGGAACTATATCTACTCCATTTTTTGATAGAGTTTGGTTTGAGTTTATATATGAAAAAGATAAACGAAACAGTGGTTTGTTATTTGGTAATAGCGCACTTTTAAACAATGTAGTTACGGACGCATCTAATATACCATACTCATATCAAAAGTACGCTAACATTAATGATATGGGGCGTAGTTGGATATATAGATATGGTGCAGCCATTATCAAAGAAACATTAGGATATGTTAGAAGCAAATATTCAAATGTTCCAATTCCAAATGGCGAGGTAACACTAAATGGAGGAGATTTAGTATCACAAGGTCAATCAGAGAAAGAAGCGTTAATAACACAACTTAAAGAGTTTTTAGACAAGTTAACTAAAGAACAAATGTTAACAAGACAAAATGCAGAAGCAACACAACAAATGGAAATACTAGGAAAAGTTCCATTAAAAATATATGTAGGATAGGAGGTAAAATATGGCACTGTTTGGAGGACAACGAGATGCTAAATTTTTAGCTGCTATAAATTCAGAATTATTAAACGCTGTAATTGACACAGAAATTGAATTCTATAAACTAGTAGTAGAATCTTCTAATTCCAATATATACGGAGAGTCTGAAAATAAATCATATTATGATTCTATATTGATACCTTGTTTAATTACCAAAGACGATAAAAATTCTGCAATGGATGATTATGGTCATACATATACACGTTCTTCTAAATTTGCAATATCTCGAGATATATTAGTTAAAGCAGATTTTTATCCTGAAGTCGGAGATATTGTGTTTTGGGACAATGAATATTTTGAAGTAGACAACGTAGACGCAAATCAATATTTTGCCGGAAAAAATCCAGATACATGGCCTAATGGAGATAGCCATGGATACAGTGTTTCAATTGTAGTTGATGCTCATGCAACAAGACAAACACCGCAAGGTATTCGAGATATTAGATTTGGAGGCAATAATAATTCTCCAGCATATGGAGCTAAATAATGCCTAGACAAAACAGAAAAAATATAGATCGTAAAACAAATAAGCCCAATCCTAAACGCACAGAAGGATTATTCGATGATCCTGTTTTAAATAGAGCAGAACAAGTACGACGTGATGATGACATAATACGTACTGCAAAAAGAACTGTATTTGATATTGATTATGCAATAAAATGGTATATTGAAAATGAAATACAACCTCAGATAACAGCAAATAAAAATTTAGTAGATGTACCTGTAATATTTTCTAATGGAGAAAAATGGGACAATGTTAGACGGCTAGGTTATATTCGTGATGAAAAAGGAATGCTTCAATCTCCTTTAATCATGCTTAAACGCAATTCAATGCAAGAAAGAGACAACACACGAACATTGGATGTAAATAGACCGCAGCCTGGAAATCAATTAATATATCGAGCTAAATATAATAGCAGAAACAGATATGAAGATGAATTGTTTCCTATACCAACAAACCAACCAGTTGAATCTAAGAAAATATATGTCGTAGATGTACCTAAATATGTTAACATAGAATATGACATGATGCTTTGGTGTGATTTTACTACACAAATGAATGACTTAGTAGATCAAATAATGCCATATGGTAGATTTGCATGGGGCAATGAATCAAATAAATTTGCTACTGCAATGGGTAGTGTTAGTTTTGAAACAGTAAACACAGTAGGCGAAGACAGATTGGTTAGAGCAACTATTCCGTTAACGGTTATGGGAACATTGCTTTCAGAACAAGAAACTAGGAAATCAACTCTTAAAAAAATGTATTCTGTTAAAAAAGTAGTGTTTCAAACGGTCATCGATGTGGATAATAATATATTTGAAACAACAAAAATACCAGCACAACTTTTAAATGCATCACAAACTATTGCCAGCGGCGGTAGTGTAATAGTAAACGGTGGAGGCTCTAGCACAACTGTCAACGGTAATTCATTTACATATTTAATCGAATTAGTAGACAAAACTGCTACATTTGTTTCTGCTACAACTGTTACTGTTACCGGAACACCTAAAATTAATCCTAGTAATTTAACATTTGCATCTGTTAATGAATTTGACGTATATATAAACGGACAATACATAGACAAAGCAGCATACACGTGGACACCAGACGCAAACACAACACAAACAATAGTATTTGATACTACAGTATTAGGATATGATATTTTAAACACTGACACTGTTATTGTTAACGGGAGATGGGCATAATGGCAAGACAAATAAGGCCCGGACAACTTCAAGAAAATGTGTTGTATAATATATCTGCAAGTTTTGCGATATCAGCATCACATGAAATTACTCATGAATTATCTTCTAGTTACGCAGAAACTGCTAGTCTTGCTATAACAGCATCACACGCATTAAACACAACAACAATACCAGCTGGCACAGTATCCGGATCAGGTCAAATAACTGCATTAGGTTTTGTAACAAGTTCAGCGACAGCATCTTTCGTAAATAATAGTGCAACAGCGTCATTTGTAACAAATTCTCAAACTGCTTCAATGTCAGTACTAAGCTCAAGTTTTGCTTCATCAGGAACAGGAACATTTAGTGGAAGTTTCGTTGGAGATGGTTCTAGTTTAATCAATATACCAGCATCAGGAATAATTGGATTAAATTTATCTAGAATCGCTAGCGGTAGTGTTACTGCATCTATATCTCCTGATAACGGATTTGAAGTAAACACAAACATAACAGCATCTGGTAATATAAGTGCAAGTGGAACTATTGTAGCATCTAATTTAAGCGGAACGAACACCGGTGATCAAGATTTATCATCTTTCATAACTAATTCACAAACTGCTTCAATGTCAGTAGAAAGTGCCAGCTTTGCAGTAACAGCATCACATTTGTTAAACAATCCTCCAGCATTTCCATTCACCGGTGATGCAGTTATAACCGGATCATTGACAATAACGGGTTCATTCCACTCATTCAAATTAGACTCAGATAATATTGTATTAGGAGAAGGTGCTGGTGGATCGATGATAGCAGCTGCTGATAATAATGTTATATTAGGAACAGAAGCTGCTGGAGAAACAGCTTATAATTTTTCTGGAGATGGAAATGTTGCTATAGGACACCAAGCTGGGTTTAAATTAAGTACTGGTGGAGATAATGTACTTATTGGGCTTGAAGCGGGTAAATTATTAGACAATGATTCTTCAAACGTGTTTATTGGTTCTTACGCAGGAAAATATCAAAAGGTTGTTGGAACTTCAATTGGATTAGGATACAATGCACTACAAGGAGGTAATGCAGCTGGATCGACTTCTACTGGTAATATTGCAATTGGTTATAGAGCTGGTGAAGTTGTAAATGGTGCATTATATAATAACATGATGGGGTTTTTAGCCGGTGTAGCATTATCAACAGGAGATTATAATACATTAATAGGGTATTATGCTGGATCAACAATCACAAGCGGAAACGGAAATATTATTATAGGATCTGGTAGCACGGGGGAAGCTGCAATGTCTAACCAACTTAGAATTGGACATGCTAATACCATAATAATATCTGGTTCATTAGATACTGGAGATGTTATATTTGCAGGTAATACACTATTACATGGCGGAACATTATCAATAAAAAATCAAGGAGCTCAGTCAG